TTCACACAATTTCTTGAACGAATCAACCCCTCCGTTTCGTGCGTCTACGTCAATTACCAGGAAGCCAGCGCAAAGTACGCCAAAGCCCGTGTCAAAGTGGCCAAGCTGGTCAAAGGTGTCTATCTGCTCGTCTGACCAGTGGGGTACGCTCTGCCAGTTACTAATCACAGGATGCTTAAAAAGCGCCTTGCAGTTTTTATCACCGCAATCGCAGGCTCCTTTAGTGACGCCGTTTAGCCCGAAGACTCGAAAGCCGCCTTCTATGTAGTCGTGAATTTCACTGATCATTTTCAGGTTCCGCCTTTAGCTTTCCACCGCTCTTTACCTCAAGTTCGTACTGGCGCGGCATGGGCGGAAACTTTCCCCACCGGTATATGACGTGCGGCCAAATGTCGATTGCAGTTGCCAGCCCTTTAATACCACCAAAATGATGCTTAGCTTCGTCGGTCGTCATGATTTTTAATCCTAAGTGTTCGTGTTCGGTGTTGACATAGTAACCGCAACGGCATAATCTAGCAACCGTCATAACGACAAACACCCAATGAGGCGAAACAAGATGAGCTATTTGGAGAAGGCAAAAAAAGCAGAACCGCAAGCGCCGGTTTTGACAATCGTAGGTTTCCCAGGCGTCGGCAAATCTACCATTGCCGCACTGTTTCCGGCTCCCATTTTCATTCAGGCAGAGAACGGTTCTACTGTTTTTGAGACTTGGCCAGAAGATAAGCAGCCGCAGTTTTTCCCAGAAATTCCAGCGCCCAACTTTAAGCGTGAAATTCGGCCAAGCGAGGTTATTATTGATCAGCTCCGCGAGCTAATTACCGCTGATCACTCTTTCAAAACCGTTGTGATTGACACAATAACATCCATGAACTCGCTGTTTGAGTCGGAAGTGGTTGAGTTTGACCCGCAAGGCGTTGACAACATTGGCGAAGCTGCGGGCGGTTTCCACAAAGGATTCTTGGTAGTTGCCGGAATGCACGTAAAGATTCGCCAGGCTTGTGAGCACCTACGCCGCAAGGGCATTGCCGTTGTTTTCTTGTCGCATACCGGCGTCGTCAAAATGAAGAACCGCCCAGATGCAGGAGAGTACACGGCCTACAGCATGGACATGCCAGAGAAGGCCCGTCAGATCTATATTAGCTCAAGTGATGCGGTTTTGTACCTAAAGGCCCGTGAGTTTGTCATGGGCCATGAGCAAAACAAAAAGGGTCAAACCACAAAGTATGGGCGCGTTACCAACACTGGCGAGCGCGTTTTGATTACTAGTAGCGACGGCACTATCGGTTATGTTGACGCAAAAAACCGTTACAGCCTGCCCGAAGAGGTTGACGTAGAAAAAGAGCAAAACCCATTACTGGCTTTAATCCCGTTTTTTAATGGCGGCAAAACCGCACCCGCAATCAATGAGGAAGTTTAATTATGTCATTCTGGAATCTTAACGACGGATCATCAGTAGAAAACAACGGCGCGTATGAACTGGGCGGCGGTGACATTGAGCCAATCCCAGGCAACACAGGATGTATTGCAGCCATAGAGGAAGCTAAATGGGACGAATACAACGAAGACCGATTTATCAGCCTTAAATGGCGCGTAATGAAGCCTGACGAATTCGCCAAGCGCGTGATCTTTCAAAAGGTAAAAGTCTTTGGCACCAGTCGCGACAAAGACCCGCAGGCAACCGCAGACAAAGCTAAGCGCATGCTGGCCGCAGTTGATCAGAACGCTGGCGGTAAGCTCATGAAAGTGCAAGGTGAGCCAAGCGACACAGATCTTATGACCGCTCTTGTGGGCAAGGTTATGGCTATCAAGGTTCAGATCTGGGAGCTGGACAAAGACGACAACGGTCAAGTCATCCCGAAAGATGAACGCAAGCGCGGGAACTGGGTCAGTGCTGTGTCGCCTGCCAAGGGTGCTGCGGCCAAGGCAGCTAAAGAAGCGCCGAAAGCTAAAGAGCCTGAGCCGGAAGAAGTTGACGACATCGACGACGACGTACCTTTCTGATATAAATCAATAACTTAGGGGCGCTTGCGCCCCGACACTACCCAATGAGGAATAGCAAAATGGAACAGCGATCCGAAGAATGGTTTAAAGCCCGCAAAGGAAAATTGACAGGCTCAAACGTTGGCGCGGCTTTGGGCGTCAATCCATGGAGGACGCCAGAAGATTTAATCCGCCAGATGGTGCGCGAGTATCACGGCGCAGAATCTGAGTTTGCCGGAAACATAGCGACGGACTACGGAACATTACATGAGCCGCTTGCGACATTGGACTATATGGGCGATACCGGCAACATGGTTGATGATACCGGGTTTCACGTTCACCCCAGCCACGATTGGCTAGGCGCAAGCCCTGACGGGCTTGTTGATGATGACGGCGTTGTTGAAATTAAATGCCCGTTTGGGCAGCGCAATAAAAACCCGCCAGAATTTAAAACCTGCGCAGAACAGCCTCACTACTTTGCTCAGGTACAAATGGAAATGGCGTGCACCGGCCGCCAGTGGTGCGACTTTTACCAGTGGGCAAAACACGGCGATAGCCTAGAGCGTATTGAATATGACCCAAAATGGTTTACTGACAACTTGCCGGTTTTACTGGAATTTTATGATCGTTACGTAATCGCACTGGAAAACCCTGAACACCTCGAAGACAAGCACAAAGAAATTAACACAGTCACGGCGCAAAGTTTGTTGGATGAATACGACCAATTAAGCGCAACGATTGACGACTCAACAGCGCGCAAAAAAGAAGTTCTTTCTGAAATCGTAAAGATCTGCAAAGAAAGAAACTCTTTAGTTTGCGGAAGAAAGCTAACGTTGGTTGAGCGCAAAGGATCCATTGCTTACGCGAAAGTGGTTAAAGAACACCTGAAAGACTTAGATTTAAAGCCGTACACCGGGAAGCCTAGCGAGTATTGGAAACTTTCCTGATATAATGGTTCTGCGCGGATAGGTTTGCTCCCGAAAGCCAGCTAGTCACTGGTTTCCGCGCCACCCTTCGACTCCCTTGGACTGAGGTGCCAAAGTGAAATTACGCCCCTATCAACAAGCCGCCGTAGACGCCGCAACGCAGTGGATGAAGAAGTGCATCATGCCTGGCCTTTTAGAATTAGCCACTGGCGCGGGCAAGTCATATATTTGCGCAGCCATAGCCGACTGGGTACACCAGACAAGCGGCAAGCGAGTACTGTGCCTACAACCATCTAGGGAACTTTGCGAACAGAACCACGAAAAATATTTGCTTACCGGCAATCAAGCCAGCATATTCAGCGCCGCAGCCGGCTCAAAATGTATGCGCTACCCTGTTGTTTATGCTACGCCTGGCACTGTAAAAAACAGCTTAAGCCGTTTTGGTGATCAGTTTGGCGCGGTGATCTTAGACGAAGCACACACCAACACGCCTACCATTCGTTTTATTATTGAGCAGATGCGCAAAGCAAACAAAAATTTGCGCGTTATCGGAATGACTGGAACGCCATACCGTACAACAACCGGCTACATTTACCAGTATGAGCCGGACGGATCTTTTGTCCCAGAAGTAGAAGCCAAAGAGCCTTATTTTAATACCCTGATTTACAGCATTCAAACACGAACTCTGTTGGATCAAGGTTTTTTGACGCCAGCACACGCAGATCCAGACCTTGCCGCAAGTTATGACGCTTCTGGATTGCAGACAAACAGCCGTGGCCAGTTCGACGCCAGAGAAATAGAGCAAGTCTTCGAGGGGCGCGGGCGGTTGACCGCTGAAATAATAGCGGACGTTGTGCGCCATTCAACAGGCAGGAGCGGCGTTATGATCTTTGCCGCTACGGTTGCCCACGCTAAAGAGTGTATGGAGTCATTGCCTCCTGAAAACAGCCGCATGCTTGGCGGTGACGTGAACATGAACAAGGCAGACCGGGAGCGCTTGGTTAGTGACTTCAAAGCGGATATTTTCAAGTACGTTGTGAGCGTCGGCACCTTGACGACTGGCTTTGATGCTACCCATGTGTCAGTTATTGCCGTGCTTCGCGCCACTGAGTCGCCAGGCATGCTGCAACAGATAATAGGCCGGGGACTGAGGCTAGACGACCGCAAAGAGGATTGCTTGGTTCTGGACTATGCCGACAACATAGACCGGCACGGGCTGCATACGGATCTGTTTTCGCCAGATATAAAGGTGAAGGGCAAGGACGGAGAGGGCGCTACCCTAGAGGCTGAGTGCCCGGAGTGCTATTACCAGAATGACTTTTCAGCCCGCCCAAACCTTGACGGATTCAGGATTGACGAAAACGGGTATTTTCTCGACCCAACCGGAAAGCAGATAGAAACAGAT